CTCAGCCGATCACGGGCGCATCCAGCCCCGCCCGGCCCGATCGGGCCCGATGCGGCCGGCGACGGGCGTGCTGGCGGCGCTGCTGACGGATCCGGGCCGATGACGACCGGCGCGCTCGCCGAGCGGGCCGCGGGGTCCGAGGTCGGTGAGCGGCGTGGCGCCAAGGATCAGCGGGTCGACCGGTCGCTGCCGCCGTGGCGGTCGTGGCGGACCCGGTCGCGGGCGGCGCGGGCGATCCGGTTCATCGAGACGTACTGCCGGGTGCCGTCGGGGGTCGGCGCCGGCGAGCTGATCCGGCTGCACCGCTACCAGCGCCACTCACTCGAGGTGCTGCTCGCCGAGGGGGTGCGCACCGGTGGGGAGCAGATCCCGCGGGGCAACGCCAAGTCGACGCTGTGGGCGGCGGTCGGGCTGTGGGCGCTGTGTGATCATCCGGACTCGCCGCAGGTGCCGCTGGTGGCGTTCAACTCGCTGCAGGCGCAGCGCACGCTGATGCGCCCGGTGCGGTCGATGGTTCGGGCGTGCCCGGAGCTCGAGGCGCGCGTGGCGGTGTACACAGCGACGAACGATCGGCGGGCGTGGTCGGCGTGGAACGACGGTGAGCTGCTGCCGTTGCCGGCAAGCGCCGAGCGGCTGCAGGGGTTGAACCCGACGGTGGCGTTGATCGACGAGGCGCAGACGCTGCCGCCGGCGGTGCTCTCCGCGGTGTTGCAGGGGGCGGGGAAGCGGGCGGCGTCGCTGGTGCTGGCGATCGGGACGCCGGCGCCGGGGGCGCAGGACTCGGCGCTGTTCAACCTGCGCGGCCAGGCGGGGTCGGTGGCGTGGGTGGAGTACGCCGCGCCGGCCGGGTGTGCGCTCGATGATCGCGCGGCGTGGGCGGCGGCCAACCCGGCGTTGCGGGCCGGCCTGCTGCACGCCGACGTCCTCGAGTCCGAGTTGGCGTTGGTGACCGAGGCCGAGTTTCGTTGCTACCGGCTCGGTCAGTGGGTCGACGCGGTGGTCGCCGACTGGCTGCCGTCAGGGGCGTGGGAGGCGTGCCCGCAGGTCGAGGCGCCGGGTGAGGGGGTCGAGGTGGTGTTGGCGTTGGCGGGGACGTGGACGAGCTCGGTCGCTGTCGTCGGGGCGACGTTGGACGGGGCGGTGTTCGTGGCGTGGGCGGCCGAGACGGCGACTGACGACGAGCTCGCCTCGGTGCTGGCCGCCGCGTTCGAGCGGTGGCGAGTCGCCGAGGTGGTCGTTGCGCCGCGCTGTCGTGGCAACCTGGTCGCCCGTCTCGGCGACGACAGGGCGCCGGTCGAGGTGTGGCCGAGCCGGGTCGATGTGGAGGTGACGTCGGCGACGGAGTGGCGGCGGGCGATCGTCGAGGGCAGGGTGCCGCACGACCATCACCCGTTGCTCGCCGAGCATGTCGCCGCGAGCGTGGCGCGGTCGACGTCGGACGGGTCGCTGCGGCTGGTGGCACCCGATGACGGGCGCTCGGTCGACGCGGCGCGGGCGGCGCGGATGGCGTGGTCGCGGGCCGTCGATCTCGCCGACCGCTTCGGTGGGGGCGCGCCGGTCATCTACTGACGGACGGGTCAGGAGTAGCGTGGGCGGCCGTGCGTCTGAGGGAGCGCGTCGAGCGTGCCGCGACCACCGCCCGTGATGCCCTCGGCGACTTCCGGGCGCGGGCGATCGCCTCTCGGATCGAGCCGAGCTCGGTCGTCGCCCGCTGGCGTGGAGCCGACCCGACCGTGGCGGCGAGCGGCGGCGGCAACGTCGGCTCGGCGAACCGGTGCCTGCAGTTGGTGTGCCAGCAGATCTCGACGATGCCGCTGCGGTTCCGGGGCAACTTCGAGCCGGTGTGGGTCACCAACCCCGATCCGGTGTGGTTCCCCAACGGCATCGGCGACGCCGTGTTCGCCGTCGTCTGGTCGATCTACGCGTGGGGTGACGCCTTCCTGTACGTCACCGACCGCTACGAGACGACCGGCTACCCGCGGCTGTTCACCGTGCTCGACCCGGCCGCGGTCAGTGTCGACGCCGATCCGGCCGGCGGGCGCCGCTACCGGGCCGGCGGTGTGCTGCTCGACGGCTATGACGTGATCCAGGTGTCGCGCTGCCCGAACGGGGCGCTGCGCTCGACGAGCGCGCTGACCGCCTACGTGTCGAACCTGACCAGTGCCAGCGCGGCCGAGTCGTTCGCCGCCAGCTTCTTCCTCGCCGGCGGCGTCCCGTGGGGGGCGCTCAAGCCGCAGCGCCGGCTCGACTCGACCCAGGCCGCCGACCTGCAGGCGCAGTGGGTCGACCGGGCCAACGCCCGCAACGGCGCCCCGGCGGTGTTGCCGCCCGACGTCGAGTTCCAGCAGTTCCAGTTCAACCCGAAGGACCTGCTGCTGCTCGAGTCCCGCGAGTGGGACGCCAAGCAGATCGCCGCCGCGTTCGGCGTGCCCGCCTTCATGCTCAACCTGGATCAGGCCGGCGGGCTCAACTACACGAACCCGGAGATGCTGTTCGAGACGTGGTGGCGGACCGAGCTCTACCCGGTGGGCCGGCGCATCGAGTCCGCCCTGTCCGTGTGGCTGCCGCGTGGCAACTGGGTCGAGTTCGACCCGTCCGCGACGCTCAAGCCCGACCTCGCCACGATGACGACGACGTGGCTGGCGTTGCAGACGGCCGGCATCGTCACCGACGACGAGGTGCGCGCCGCCGTGCTCGACCTGCCGCCGCTTGCCGAAGGTCCGGCGCTCGACCTGATCGACGAGCCGCCCGGCGCCAACGTCTCGCCGATCGATCCGGCCACCGCACCCGTCACGCCCGCCCTGGAGGTGGTCGCATCATGACCGATACCGAGGCGACCATTCGCCGCAGCTTCCCCGCCACGCTCACCCGCAGCGGCGCCGATCAGCGCACCCTCGGCGGACGCTGCGTCCCGTACAACATCCCGGCCACGGTGTCCGACAACGGCGGGCCCGCCTACCGCGAGATGTTCGTGCGCGGCGCCTTCCGTCAGCATCTGAGCGCGCCGAACCGGGTCGAGTTGACCTACCGGCACGGCGACGGGCTGCTCGACCGCATCGGCCACGCCACGCAGCTCGAAGAGCGCGACGACGGCCTGTGGGGCATGTTCCGGGTCCGCGATGGCGTCGTCGGTGACCAGGCGTTGAGCCTCGTCGACGACGGGTTCCTGCCCGGCCTGTCTGTCGCCGGGACACCGCGCCGACAGACCCGCAGCGCCGACGGCGTGGTGGTCCGTCAGCAGGTGTTCCTCACCGCCGTCGGGCTCTGTGAGGAGCCCGCCTATGCCGGTGCGGTCGTCTCGGTGCGCCGCACCCGCAGCGAGCTGCAGTTGCCTGAGCGGCCGTCCGACGAGCAGCTCGCCCGCCTCGCCGCCGTCGGCATCCGCGTCGGTCGTTGACCTGATCCGGGCGCGCGCCCTAGCCTGCGCCGTCGAGGCGACACCTCGCACCGCGACACCCCGCCCGCCGTCAGGCGGTGATCGACACCTCGCACCGCGACACCCCGCAAGGAACTGAGTCCCAGCGACCACCTGTGAGGTGTGCCATGACCAACTCCGTCCTTCAGCGGCTCGTCGACGAGCGCGAGCAGATCAACCGCGACATCGACCACGTGAACGAGGCGTCCGCCGAGGATGAGCGCGACCCGTCCGAAGCCGAGCGCCAGTTGCTCACCCGGTACCGCAGCCGCCTCGGTGAGCTCGAGCCGATGATCGTCGAGCAGCTCGACCTCGAGGAGCAGCGTCACGCCTCGCGTGACGCCTCGGCGATCCTGCAGCGCGGCGGTGCCCGCGGCGCCCAGCGCGGCACCGAGGCCCAGCAGCCCGCCCCGATCCAGCGCGACGGCGAGACGATGCCGTGGCGGTCTCCGGGCGAGTTCCTCGTCGACTGGCTGCGTGCCCGCGGCGGAATGCGCGACCTCATGGGCCAGGTCACCAACCCGGACCCGGTCGCCATCGAGCGGATGGCGCCCTACCTGCAGCGCGCCCTGTCGGACCAGACGACGGCCGACACGCCAGGGATCCTGCCGACCCCGATCGTCGGCACCGTCATCGGCGCCAAGACCGCCGTGCAGCCGTTCCTGTCGTCGATCGGCGGGGCCAAGCCGATGGGCGGCATCCCCGGCAAGACGTTCTCCCGCCCCAAGATCACCCAGCACACGCTCGTCGGTGATCAGACAGCGGAGAAGACCCAGCTGCCGAGTCGCAAGATGACCATCGGATCGGTCCCGTTCACCAAGTCGACCAAGGGCGGGACGGTCGACGTCAGCCGCCAGGACATCGACTGGACGGTTCCGTCAGCGTGGGACATCCTGCTCGGCGATCTCGCCGCCGTCTACGGCGAGGAGGTCGAGAACACCGTCGCCGACCACTTCGTGACCACGATCTCCGCCGCCGCCGTGCCGGTGGGCACGCCCGACCTCGACGGCCTCGCCCAGGCGCTCTACGCCGCGGCGTCCCAGATCTACGGGACGACGACGCCGATGCGGCTGCCGAACCGGCTGTGGATGAGCCTCGACGTGTGGGCCAAGTACGGCCCGCTCGTCGACGTCGCCCTCCTCAACGCCGGATCGCAGATCACCGAGCTCATGTCGTCCCAGGGCGTCGCCGGGTTCGGGGGCAACATGTTCGCCGTCCCGCGCGTCGTCGTGCCCAGCTTCCCGGCCGCCACGATGGTGCTCGGCATCGCCGAGGCCTACGAGGTCTACGAGGAGGTCGTGGGCGTGCTGTCGGCGGTCGAGCCGTCGCTGTTCGGAGTCCAGGTCGCCTACGGCGGCTACGTCGCCTACAACGCCGTCGAGCCGGAGGGGCTGCGCAAGTTCTCGCCGATGGCCGGCCTCGACGCCGAGGAGGCGTCAACCCCTTAGTGGCCCGGACGGCGAGCGCGCCACCCGCTCCGGCCGCTGAAGGCGCAACCTTCGACCCCGGCGATCACACGATCGCCGAGGTCCAGACCTATGTCGAGGCCAACCCGGACACGGCCGCCGCCATCGCCGCCGCCGAGCAGGCCGGCAAGGCCCGTGTCACGCTGCTCGACTGGCTGGCGGCGCGCTGATGGTGGCCTACGCCAGCCCTGCCGAGCTCGCCGACGCTCTGCACATCCGGGTCAACCCGGCCAACACGGCGGTTCTTCAGGCGTGCCTCGACGCGGCGGCCGAGGAGATCGACCACGACCTGGACCGTGGCGCCGACCCGCTGCCGGACCCGCCGCCGGCAGCAGTCAACCGGTGCAACGTCAACCGGGCCGTCGAGTGGTTCAAGGCGACCGACGCCGCCTACGGCATCGTCGGCTTCGAGCAGATCGGCCTGCTGCAGGCCCCCAAGGACGGGTTCGCCCGCCACGCCGTGACGATCACCCAGCACAAGCTGGCTTGGGGCATCGCGTGAACCTGCTCGACGCCCGTGCCAAGCTGGCCGCCGCGCTCGCCCCGCTCGACGACGGCGACCCGACCGTGCTGGTCGATCTCGTCGACTCGCTGGAGCCGCCCGCGCTGATGATCGGGTGGGGTGAGCCGTGGCTGACACCGGACACCGCGTGTCTGCGCACCGGCCGGCTCGTCACGACCTGCGTGGCGAGCCGGCTGGTGCCCGGCGCCGGCGTCGAGACCCTCGAGGGGCTCGTCGACTACACGCTCGGCCGGCTGCACGTGGACGGCGGGGTCTGGCCGCTCGACGTCGTGTCCGGGCCGCGCGTGTTCACCATCGGCAACATCAACTACCTGGCCGCGCGGATCACGCTGCGCGTCCCGATCCAAGGAGGCCCGTGATGGCCGAGCTAGAACCCGTGATCCTGTACAGCCCCGAACTCACCATCTCCGGGACGTCGCTCAAGTGCCTGATGTCGCACATCGAGATGAACCCCGACGTGTCGACCGTCGAGGTCAAGACGTCGTGCGGCGTCCGCGAGTACCCCGGCACCGTGAAGTGGACGCTGAAGGCGTCGCTGTACCACTGCTTCGACCCCGAAGGCACGAACGAGGTCCTGACGGCGGCGGTCGCCGGTCGCGTCCCGGTGCCGTTCACCGTCGTCCCCAACTCGAACCAGCCGATCTCGGACACCAACCCCGAGTTCACCGGCGACCTCATCCCGCAGCCGTTCACCCCGTTGTCAGGCGACATCGGCGACGCCTCCTCCGTCGACCTCGAGTGGTCGATCTCCGGCTGGCTCGACGTGCCGACGACGAACATCGTCCCCGACGGTGGTGTGGCGACCACCGGGGCCGAGGCGGAGACGGTCGGCGCGACGTGACCGAGCCGGCACGAGTCGAGCTCGTCGGCGGCCCCCAGGCGATGGCCGACATCCGCCGATGGGCCGATCAGGTCGCCCCGGCGGTGAACAAGGCGGCCGAGCCGTTCGCCCACCGGGTCGCCGACGTCGTGCGCGGACGCGTCCCGCACCTCACCGGGCAGCTGGCCGGGTCCGTCGAGTCGAGCGAAGCCGACGACGGCGTCGAGGTGTCGATGGGTGCCGGCGTCGTCTACGCCGGCTGGATCGAGTTCGGCGGCAGCCGCGGCCGCCCATACGTCCCCGACGGCCGCTACGTCTACCCGTCGGCCCTCGAGGCGCAGGACGAGTACGTCGAGATGGCATCGCACACCGCGGCCGACACGGTCGGGAGGTTCTCATGGTCGACACCGTCCACGTGATGAACGGCGACGAGCTCGTCGCCCAGGCGCTGCCCGAGCGCGTCCACCTGGCCGCCGAGGAGGCGCGGCGCATCCCCTCGCCGGGCGCGCAACGCGAGCTGAAGGCGCAGACCGGCCGCGGCTTCGACCAGTTGTGCGGCCCCGACGCCGACGGCGCCGACCGGATCCAGACGCTGATCTGGCTGAAGCTGCGCCGCCAGTTCCCCGGCCTCGCCTGGGACGCCTGTGCCGATGTCGAGGTGCAGGTCGAGGAGGGCGCCCTCGACGTGGACCCTACGAGGCTCGTCGTCTCCGAGAGCTCGCCGCCTTCTGCCGATTCTGGCGGCTGAGCCCGACCGAGGCCTACGAGATGGACGACGACACCTACCGGGCGTTCGTCGCCTACATGCGAGAAGAGATCCGCGCCCGCGAGCGCGCGGCGCGCAGGAAGCGATAGCCGATGGCGTCCGGCCCATCGATCGTCGCCAAGTTCATGGCCGACACGTCGCAGATGACGTCACAGGTCGACAAGGCCACCTCGAGCTCGCAGACGTCGATCGGCAGCTTCGCCAAGAAGGCGGCGCTCGCGCTCGGCGGGGCGTTCGCCGTCGACAAGATCGTCGAGTTCGGCAAGAGCTCGGTCGAGGCTGCCGCCGCCGACGCCGCCTCACAGGCCCAGCTCGCCGCCGCGCTCAAGAACACGTCCGGCGCCACTGACGCCCAGGTGGCCTCGGCCGAGGGCTTCATCTCGAAACTGTCGAAGTCCGCCGCGATCGCCGATGACGATCTGCGCCCGGCGCTCGCCACGCTGGCCCGCGGCTTCCATGACACCGGCAAGGCGCAGGACGCCCTGTCGCTCGCCACCGACGTCGCCGCGGGCACCGGCAAGGACCTGTCGACGGTCACCGACGCGATGGCCAAGGCGGCCAACGGCAACACCGGGGCGCTCGGCCGGCTCGGTGTCGCCACCAAGGACTCGTCGGGCAAGGCGCTGTCGCTCGACCAGATCATGGCGAACATGGCCAAGACGTTCAAGGGGCAGGCGGCGGCGGCGGCGGATTCGACGGCGGGGCGGATGAAGGCGGCGCAGATCGCGTTCGGCGAGTTCCAAGAACAGATCGGCTCAGCCTTGTTACCGGTGATCGCCACCCTGTCGACGTTCCTCACCGGCACCCTGATCCCGGCGCTGGCGGCGATCGCCGACTGGATCTCCGGCCACCTGGACGTGATCGAAGCTCTCGGCATCGGACTCGCCGGGGTCGGCGCGATCATCCTGGCCAGCCTGGTGCCAGCCTTGATCGCGTTGGCCGGCTCCGCTGCCGCCGCCGCCGCGGCCATGCTGCTCGCGGCGGCGCCGTTCATCGCGATCGGTGCGGTGATCGCCGCGCTGGCGTTCCTGATCATCCACAACTGGTCGACGATCGTCGCCGCCACCAAGGCCGCCTGGGACGCTGTGACCGGCGCAGTGCGCGCCGCGTTCAACTGGATCAAGGCGAACTGGCCGCTGCTGCTGGCGGTGATCACCGGCCCGATCGGCGCCGCCGTCCTCATCGTCATGCGCAACTGGGACACGATCCGCAACGGGGTCGCTGCGGTCATCTCATGGGTGCGGACGAACTGGCCGCTGCTCGTCGCCATCCTGACCGGCCCGATCGGCGCCGCAACCCTCGCCATCATCCGCAACTGGGACACCATCAAGCAGGCCGCGACCGCGATGTTCACGTGGGTGCGCGACAAGTTCGACGCCATCGCCGGCGCCATCTCCGGTGTCGTCGGCACCATCGCCGGCGCCATCGGCCGGGTCGTCTCGGCGATCAAGTCGCCGATCAACGCGCTCATCTCCGGCTGGAACAACATCGAGTTTCGGGTGCCGCCCATCTCGCTGCCCCACGTCGACCTCGGCCCGCTCGGCAGCTTCGGCGGGCAGTCGTTCGGTGGCTGGTCGTTCGGGTTCCCGAACATCCCGCACCTCGCCTCAGGCGCCGTCCTCACCTCACCGACCCTGTTCTTGGGCGGAGAGGCGGGCCGTGAGGTCGTCGCCCCCGAGTCGTTGCTGCGGTCGATCATCCGCGAGGAGGGCGGCGGCCACTACACGCTGAACCTGTACCCGCGCACCGCCGATGCCGCCGACATCGCCTACGGGTTCCGCCGGCTCGAACTGCTGGCCGGTCTCCAGTGAGCGACGAGCCGTGGGAGCCGTGGGACGGCTGCGAGACCCATGAGTGGCGGTCCGCCCGGGGTGACGTGGTCCGGTTCGTGACCCGCACCGAAGCACAGGCACGGATGATGCCGCCGGTCACGAACACGACGATCCGGGTGCCGCAGGCGCAGGGCTCCCGGTGGCGCAGCGCACGCCACGAGGAACGGCTCCTCGCCCTCCCGGTCGTGGTCCCCGGCCCGCAGTCGGGCCGTGACGAGCTGCGCCGCTGGGCGATGGCGCTCGACCCGCTGAAGGGGCAGGGCACGCTCACCGTCGTGGTCGGGCCGTGGGCGGGACGTCAACTGGTGTGCGTCTACGACGCCGGGCTCGACGACTTCGCCGAGGAGTACCCGCTACTCGGCCTCACCACGCTGGCGTTCCGGGCGGCCGACCCGTACTGGCAGGACTCCATCGAGTCGAACGTGGTCGCCGGGATCAACACGACGGCCTACAAGTGGTTCCCGTTCGCCGGCTCGTTCCCGGCGCAGCCGCTCATCCTCGGAGCCTCCGACGTGTTCGCCGCCGTCACCATTGCCAACAACGGCGACGTCGACACCTGGCCGGTCATCAACGTCGTCGGGCCCGGCACCGACCTGACGATCACCAACCAGACGACCGGGCTCCACGAGCACCTCACCGGCACGATCGCGGCGGGCTCCACCGTGATCATCGACACCCGGCCCGGCCGCAAGACGGTGACGGTGGACGGGTTCAACGCCTTCGGCCGGCTCACCCCGGACTCCACGCTGTGGCCGCTCGTGACCGGCCCGAACCGGATCACGATCGGGTTCGCCACCGCCACGGTGGACAGCCTCGCCACGTTCACCTGGCGCAACCGGTGGCTCGCCGCATGAACCGCTGGACCCTCTACGCCACCGATCAGGTCGGGGTCCGCCAGGCGCAGATCGACGTCTACGAGACGGCGGAGGTGTTCGCCAACGCCAACGACGTGTCGACCTGGACGCTGACCCTGCCGACCAACACGGCGGCCGGGCAGATGTTCGCCACCAACCTGTTCACCCGCCTCGAGGTCGCCGTCGATGACGTCCCGTGGCGCTCCGGGCCGGTCACCAACCTGGAACGCACCGTCGACTTGGACGGCGACATGCTCACCGTCACCGGGGTCGACGACACCGTGTGGCTGGCCCGCCGCAACGCTCACCCGCAGCCCGGGACGGCGGCACCTCCGTACAGCACGAGCGCATATGACGTCCACACCGGCGCCGTGTCGACGGTGCTCGCCGAGCTGGTCCGGGTGAACGCCGGCCCGTCCGCCGTGGCGGCCCGCCAGGTGCCGGGGCTGACCGTCCCGGTGCCGGCGCCGGCCGGGCCGACGGTCACGGTGAACGCCCGCTGGCAGAACCTCCTCACGCTGTGCCAGGACACCGCCCGCTCCGCCGGGCTCCTCTTCGACGTCGTCAACCTCACGTTCGGTGCCCGCCTGCCGGCGGACAACGGGGTCGTGTTCGCCGCCGGCCTGGAGACCCTCGCGGCGTGGACCCTCACCGCTCCGGCGCCGACCGCCAACAAGGTCGTCGTCGCCGGAGGAGGCCTGCTCGCCGCCCGGATCATCCGGGAGGTCTCCAACGCCGGCTCAATCGCCACATGGGGGCTGGCTGAGACGTTCGTGGACCGCCGCGACACGACGGACACGGCGCAGCTCGATCAGGCCGGGACCGACTCGCTCGCCCAGTCGGTGACGCCGACCACGGTGGTGTTCACCCCGCTCGACACGCCCGGGCAGACGTTCCGGAAGGACTGGAACCTGGGCGACTTGGTCACCGTGTACGCCGGGGCGCTCACCGTGCACGACCAGGTTCGCCAGATCCACGTCACGCTTGACGACAACGACGCCACCGTCGTCCCCTCGGTCGGCGCCCCGGCCGGCGACCTCGCCCTGTTCCGCTCGCTCGCCGGTCTTGACCGGCGGGTCCGACAACTCGAAAGGGTGTGACCGGCCATGGTGCTGATGTCCGTCTGGCCCACCGACGGCTCTGACGGCGCCGTCTCCACCGAGCTGCGCTGGCGCAAGATGGGCCGGCTGTGGGCGCCGTCCGGCGTCGCGCCCGGGCAGGGCGGCCAGATGGCGCCGTCGCTCGCCGGCACCAACCTGACGGTGCGCTCAGGCGCCGCCTGGGTCGACGGCCACTACTGCGAGCTGGCCTCCGATCAGGTCCTCACGACGACGGCGAACGGGCTCACCGTGGTCCGCTTCGACCCCGCAGCGAACACCGCCGAGCTGCTCTACCGCGACGGGATCTCGACGCCGACGCAGAACCCTCTCGGCGTGTGGGAGCTACCGATCGCCCAGATCGTCGGCTCCGCCCTCACTGATCTGCGGACGTGGGCCGACCCGGTCTCCGGGTTCCGCCGGCTCGGCACGACGCTCTACAACTCGACGTCAACCTCGCTCGGCCTCAACGCATCGACGTTCACCCGGATCCCGAACTTCGGCGTCAGCTTCACCGTGTCATCGCCGACCGTGGTGCAGTTCAACGCCAAGGTGGTCTTCAACTACTCCGCCGTCCCGACCGTCATGCAGATGCTCGCCCAGTTCAACGAGAACATCAACAACCAGGCGTCGGGCGCCTTCGAGTACCGCAACGTCCCGTCCATCGGGCAGGTCATGCAGCTCTACTTCACCGAGTTCGCGACGGTGCCCCCCGGGACGTGGAACTGGTATGTGGCGACCCGCATGCAGAACGTCACGCCGGCCGGCCTCACCTACACGGTCGTCCCCGGCGGCTGGATCACCGCCGACCGCATCGTCTGAGGAGGAACCAATGTCATTCAGCTCGCTCGCCCGGGCCGCCGCCGACACGGCACTCCAGTCGCGCACCGCCGCCTGTGTCCAGCAGGAGGCCCGGGAGGGCTCCGGGGTCGGCACCCCGTTCGCCGCCGCCGTGATCGACGCGTCCGCAGACATCTTCGCCGCGTTCTCGTGGCCGGTGGCGCTCAACACGGAGGCCGCCTACGAGTCCGCCGTCATCGGCGGCAACCCCAACCCGGGCGGCGACCCGACGGTGGTCACCGACGCCATGATCCTGTCCGCCGTCCAGGCGTCATGGCCGACGGAGACGGCGGCGGCGTGAGCGACGAAGAGCCGCCATTCGAGTGGGGTGATGACGAGCCCGAGGACGCCTGGGACCCCGACGACCCGACCGACGTGCTCGTCGCTGACCTCATCCGCCGCGTCGCCCTGCTCGAGCGAGACCCCGTCGCGGTGCCGACCGACAACCTGCTCGACTCGCTGCGCTGCCTCTCCGAACTGGTCGCCGTCGCCCGCCAGCGCCGGCTCACCGGTCATGACCTCGAACGTGCCGACGAGCTCGACGCCGACATCACCTACCTGTGGAACAACCGGCTGTGAGCGGCACCTACCTCACGTCGCTCGCCGACTGGCTGCGCGCCGCCGGTTGCAACGTCACCGAGTACTCCGGCTGGCAGACCCGTGCCCGCTCCTCCGGCGGTTACGCGTCGGGCCGGCCGTGGGGAGTGATGTGGCACCACACGGCCAGCCAGACCTCTCCGCAGAACGACGCCTCGTACATGTGCAACGGCAGCTCGGACCGGCCGATCGCCAACCTCCTCATCGCCCGCGACGGCTCGGTGTGGGTGCTCGCCGCCGGCTGCACGAACACGAACGGGAAGGGCAACGGCTGGAAGTGGTCGCGGGGCACGGTGCCGGCCGACAGCATGAACAGCTACGCCATCGGGATGGAGATCGCCAACAGCGGCGTCGGTGAGGCGTACCCGCAGGTCCAGATCGACGCCGCCTTCGCCGCCTCCGTCGCCATCGTCAAGGCCCTCGGCCTCGATGCCGGAGACGTCTGCCAGCACTACAACTACGCCCCGGGCCGCAAGATCGACCCCGCCCGCGCCACCGCCGTGCAGGGACCGTGGAAGCCGGGCAGCTGCACCAGTTCGGGCACGTGGGAGCTCAACGACCTCGTCGCCGAGCACCGCCGCCGCTGTGGCGCCGCCCCCGCGCCCGGCCCGACCCCGCCCGGCCCGACACCGACCCCGCCCACGCCCGGGCCGACCCCGACAGGAGATGACGACGACATGGCATCCGCGATCCTCCAGGCATCCGATGACAGGACCGGCCCCTACTTCTGGTGGGACGGCCGCAAGATCGGCGCCGTCCGCTCCACCACCCAAGTCGATGTCGGCCGGGTGGTCGGCGTCTACTCGAACCCGTCATCGACACCGCTCACGAACTTCACCAAGGCGCAGCTTCGCGACATGATCGCCTCCGGCTGGGACGACAAGCTCGCGCCGCCCGCCGGGTACGCCTGATGCTCGCCGACATCGCGACCGGGCACTCCGCCGGCGGCGATGCCCTCTTCCTCATCGCCGCCGTCCTCTTCGGCATCGCCGCCGTGCTCGAGCTCCTCCGCAAGCCGGACCATGGAGGCATCCTCGTCGCCGGCGGACTCGCCCTCCTCGCCGTCGCGTGGCTCATCCTGTAGTGCCGCCGTGTGGACCTGCTCGAGGCGCTCGCCGCGGTCGTGGCGGGCGTCGGCGGCGTCGTCGTCGCAGTCCACGAATGGCGACGACGTGAGCGTCGGGTCACCCGCCGCGAGATCGACGACCTCACCGATGAGGTCGCGGCGCTGCGGGCGCTGCTGCTCGAGCAGCGGCGCTACATCTACGGGCTGGCGACGACGATGATCGACGCCGGCATGGACGTGCCGCAGCCGCCGGCTCCGAGCTTTGATCCCGGCGAGTACGACTGATGGCGTCGTCGCCGCCGCCCGAGCGCGGCCGGGAGTGGGTTGCCATCATCCTCGCCTCTGGTCTGTCCCTGGCGCTGTGCATGTTGATGGGCGGCGTCGTGTGGGACGCCGTTCGCTCCGACACGCCTGGACTCTCCGAGAACGCGACGCAGGTCGTCATCGCCGCCTTCGGCGGGATCATCGGCGTCCTCGGGTCCTACATCGGGTTCCGGGCCGCCGAGCGAATCACCCGCAACGACCGCGACGCCGCCCTCGAGGAGGTCGACGAGCGCTCCGAGTAGCGCTCCCAGGTTGCGCTCCTCCGTGCAGGAGTGCTCCCAGAAGTGCTCCCAGACCGGATTTCGGCCCCTCCGGACGGAGCCGGATTGTGCCATCTACCTGGGGTGGAGCTGAGGGGAATCGAACCCCTGACCTCTTCCATGCCATGCGTCCCGGGACTACATGTCACGACGTGCAAACTTCCTGCTAGCTGGGGTTTCGTAGGACATCACGGGACATGTAGGGTCCTCTTCGTGAACAGAAGTGCTACCAGAAGTGCTCCCAGTCGTCCGGCGTCCGGTCCTGTCGTGAACGGGCCGCTCGCTGCGGCGTCGACTTCCGCGACAAGGAAGAGGTCATGACCGTCGTCGCGACGTGGATCGCCGTCCTCCTCGTCGGATTCTTCCTTGCCACGGTCGTCGTCATGTGGGCGACGTGGGTGGCTTACGGGACCGTCGCGATGCTGCGCCGGCGTGACGCCCGCGCCGAGCTCGAAGGCGGGACGTGATGGCGCGCCCTCGCACGACGCCGAAGCTGCGCCGAGGCGAAGGTTCGCTCTGGTGGGACGACCAGCGCGGGCACTGCGTGCTCGACCATCTCGTCGACCGCAAGCGTTGTCGCCATCGCGGCGACTCCTCGTGGCAGTCCGTCCTGCTCGCTCGCGATGAGTGCCTCGCCGACCGCGCCGAGGCCGTCGAGCTTGCCGCCGAGCTCGCCGACGGCGGACGCACGACGCTCCCGATGCTGCTCGAGCGATGGCTCGAGCACGGCGTCGAGGGCGCGCCGCAGACGATCGCGCAGTACCGCAACTCCGCCCGCATCCTGTGCGCCGAGCTCGGCGACGTCCGCCTCGTCGATCTCCGCCTCGGCGAGCTCAACCGGCTCTTCGAGGACCTCACCGCCCGGCCGTCGCTCGGGCGCCGGCGCCCGCTCGGGAAGGGCTCACTGGTCAAGGTCCGCTCGCATCTCGGGATGGCGCTCGACTACGCGATGGCGCAGGAGTGGACGACGGCGAACGTCGCCCGCTCGATCATGATCCCGAAGTCGGCGGCGAAGGCGCGGAACCCGAAGTACCTCGACCGCGACGGCTACCGGGCGATGCGCGAGTACCTCGTCGAGCATCGCTCGACCGTCCACACACTCCTGCTCGCGAGCCTCCTCACCGGATTGCGCCCGGGCGAGGCGGCCGGGCTGCGATGGAGCAACGTCGACCTCGACGGCGCCACGCTCGCCGTGCGCTCGGCCCTACAGGTCCAGTCGAACCGTCGGCGCCGCGTCGTCGACGAGCTCAAGGTCCCGACGGCGAAGCGTCGCCTCGAGCTCACGGCCGACCTCGTCGCCGCGCTGCGGGCGGAGCATCGGGCGCAGGCCGAGCGTCGGCTCGTCGCCGCTTCGTGGCCGGAGCCGACGCTCGTCTTCACGACGAGGACCGGGACCGCGCTCGACCCGGCGAACCTGCGTCGCGCCGTACGTGACGCCTGCGATTGTCTCGAGCTCGACGGTATCGACGTCAAGGGACTACGTCACACCTTCGCCTCCGTGGCGCTCGACGCCGGGCTGCCGATGCCGGCCGTCGCCCGGGCGATGGGGCACGTCGACGCCCGGATGGTGGCTACGACGTACGGGCACGCCCTCGACGACGTCGTCCCGACGGCCGCCGCCCTCGATCGGTTAGTTGCCGGGTGACGTCACGAGAGAACAGGAGTACGGTCGCGGGCGCAGCGTCGAATCACCGGGGGGTGACACATGGCGGGAGGGCACATTGCGCTCGCTCTCGATGGACTCGAGCGCGCCGCCGTGGCGTGGCATCACGCCGAGCTCGACTTGGAGTACGCCGAGGCGCACGACCTCGACAGTGCTGCGCAGTGGGATGCGTACGTCGAGTCCGAGGACCATCTCCGCCTCGCCGTTGCAAGGATCGAGCGCGAGCGTGAGCGTGAGCGCGCCGAGGCCGCCCGAACGTCGAACGAGGCTGACTAGGCTTTCGTCTCGCGCTTGACGGAGTACTTCGGCGCCTCGAATCCGCACTTCAAGAGGACCTCGAGGAGTCGCTCGTGGAGCAGGCGTTCCTCCTCGAGTGCTTCCATGAGCGCGTCGAACACGAGACGGAGCTCTGCAACTTCGTAGCGTTCGTAGACCGTCGGATGGTGAGTCTTCGTGTCGGCGACGACCTCGCCCGTGCGTCGACGTAGTTCGCCCGAGCGCCATTCGAGTGCTTGGTCGAGGGCGTGATAGGTGCGCGGCTGCAGATTGTGACGCTGGTCGAGCTCGTCTCGCGAGCTCGGACTTGGTGAAGCCGAGCTCCTCGCGTCTCTCTCTGACGACGTCGCCGATCGTTCTGCGTTGAGCGTTAGGCACGTGAGTATGTAATCACAGTGTCCTTAAACGTCCCGTCATGTCCTACCTGCTAGGCGAGTTTACCCTGCGTAGAAGTCCGCAGACCGCCCGACATGTCCGCTCGCCGGGTGTAGTGGGATGGCGTACGGTCCCGTCTTGTGCCCGCCCGTCACACTCCCGACACGCCTCCGTCACGCGCCGTTCGCCGGCGGACCAAAGTCCCGACCGCGCCCGGCGACCGCGAGCTCCGCCTCGAGCTCAAGCTCTCACAGGAGCAACTCGCCACCCTACGCGCCCGCCTCGGCGCCGATCACACGGCACGCCCCTGGCTCACGCACTCCGAGGCGGCGGCGTACCTCGGCGTGTCGTACCGGCATCTCTCCCGCCTCGTCGCCGGCGGCGCCCTCGCCTACACGGAGCGACCGTGGGCGGACGGCCGTCGAGGTAAACGGTTCCACGTCAACGCCCTCGACGCCTACCTCGCCGGCAAGGAGAAGGCATCGTGAGCGGCGTCTTGCGCTGCGCCTGCCACGGCTATTGGTACCCGACCGTCCGGGAGTACCTCGAGGCGCACTCGGCCGAGGACGAGCAACTCGAGCTCGACCTCCGTGGCGCCCGGAGCGAGCACTACGTCGGGAACTTCGAGGACGGGTCGCAGGTCCTCCTCGAGGTCTACGCCACCGGCAAGATGACGGCGGCGACCCGCTCGTCGAGACGCGCCACATGGGGACCGCCGGCGATGCTCGACGAGGCGCCGTGATGGTCGAGCTCGTCCTCGTCCTCCTCGCCGGCGCCCTCGTCCTCGACGTCGTGCTCGAGCTCTGGCGCGACGGGTACGGCGTCCAGCGGCGCCGCGAGCTCGAGCGGGACCGTGTCGCGATGCTGCGCACGCTCGACCGCACCGGCGGGCGTCGGTAGTGGGACAAGTATCACACCGCGCCGCCGTGCGGCAGATGGTCCGCAACGCGGCACGTCCGCCGTCGCCGTCGCGACGATGCTCCGGGACCCGTCTCGTCGACGGGCACTGGACGAACAAGCGCGACGGCGACGGGAGGCCGGTCCGTCGTCCAAACGGCGCGACCTACGACTACGAGCGGGTGTGGGTCGAAGCGGCCGAGGAACCGTGCGGGATGGGGGCGTCACCGTGGCTTCCCGAGGTCGGGTACTGCGCGCATCACATGCCCTTCGAGTTCATGGCAGTCGCCAACGCTCGAGCGGAGCTTTGGGCGCTCCTCTGCGCGGACATTTGGGAGCAGGTCTGCGCCGAGCACCCGTTCCCGGGCGGCGCGTCGTGAACGCGTCGACCACGAAGCTCTCGCTCGACTACCTGCGCGGGCTCGGATACGTCGTCGACGTCGTCGAGCGATGGGTCCCGGCCGGCGCCGGCGGACCGCAGGTGCGGCGCGACCTCTTCGGCATCTTGGACCTCGTCGCCATCCGTGGAGACGAGACGCTCGGAGTCCAGACGACGACGAAGGGCGAGCTCTCCCGCCGCGCCCGCAAGATCGCCGAGAGCGAACACGTCGCAGCGCTGCGCGAGGCCGGATGGCGGCTCGTCATCCACGGATGGTGGCAACCGGGCGGACCACGGACCCGCTACGCCCTCGAGGAGGTCGACGTCTCGTGAGCCTCGAGCTCGACACCATCACCGAGCCGCCGGCGACCCGCGAGCCGGGCGGCTACCGCCGCCGTGGCGCCGAGGGGCCGCCCTTCGTGCTCGACCCGACCGGCGCCCTCACCCGCTCCGGGAAGGTCCGCTCGCTCGTCTACGGCCGACCGTCGGGCTTCCATCGATGGGTCGACAACGGGATCGCCCTCGAGCGATGGTCCGAGCGGATGCTCCTCGTCGGACTCTGCCGGATGATCGACGACGACGAGCCAATCGACGAGGGCGACCCGGACACGACGATCGCCCGGGCGAAGCACGTCGCCGGCGCCCGTCTCGCGGCCGACCGTGGCACCCTCGCGCACCAAGCGACGCACGCCCTCCACGACCTCGAGCACGCCGAGCGCGACCTGCTCGCGAACCTCGACGAGCTCGGGCTCTCGCCGGAGCTCATGCGAGCGATCGAGGACGCCTACCTCGCCACGCTCGCCCGCTACGGACTCGAGGTCCTCGCCTCGGAGGTCCACGTCGTCGACGACGTGTGGCGCCTCGCCGGGACCGCCGACCGCTTCGTACGCCTCGTCCGCGACCTCGTCTTCGGCGGCGGCGTCGTCATCCGCGCCGGGACCGTCGTCGTGCTCGACCTCAAGACGGGCGCCCTGCGCGTCCGCGCCGGCGAGCCGCGGTACTGGGGCGCATACGCGATCCAACTCCGCAGCTACGCACAGGGATGCCTCTACGTGATCGAGGGCGACAACGAGCACCGGGAGCCGTTCCCGTGGCCGGTCGACCAGGGTGACGGGCTCATCTTGCACCTCGACATCGCCGACGCCCTCGACACCGACGTCGTCACGGCGACGCTCTGGCACGTCGACCTCGAAGCCGGCCGCCTCGCCGGTGAGCTCGCCTGCGCGGCGCGCGATTGGTCGACGACCGGCGGCGTCTTCGGGCAGTCGGTCGAAGGACCCGTGGCGACGACCGTCGAGGTCGCTTCGCCTTCCCGGCTCGAAGAGGAGCTCGCCGCCTCGCTGCGCGCCCGAGGCGTCCCCGAGTCGCTGATCGCCGGACCCGAGCTCGAGGCGGAGGTCCGGGCGTGGCTCCAAGCGCGCGTCGACGTCTGCGGCCGACACGAGGCCGCCCGCGCCCACGTGGTCGCGGCGTGGCCGCCCGGCGTCCCGACGCTGCGCCGCTCCGAGGCACACACGACCGACGAGCTCGCCCTCATCGAGCGCGTCCTCGACGACGTCGAGGCGCGCCACTCGATCCCGTTCGGGCCGTCGCGCCCGGGCGGACCTCGCCCCGAAGGATGGCTCGCCGCCCTCCTCGGCGCGTTCCCCAGTACCACGATCCACGAAACGAAGGACCCATGAGCAACGACTCCCTCCCCATCTCCGACCTCATCTCGTCGCCCTCGATCAAGTTCGACACCGTCGGCGACCGCGTCTCCGGCGTGATCACCGCCGTCCGCCGACAGCAGCAAACGGACTTCGACACCGGCGAGGCGCTGTCATGGAGCAACGGCGACCCGCGGATGATGACGGTCGTGCGCCTCGAGGTCGACGGCGAGGAGCGGGCGCTCTACGCCCGCGGCGGGAAGTACGAAGTCGTCGAGGGCGAAGGCACGTCGCTCGAGAGCGCCATCGTCGACGCCGTCGTCGCCGCCGGCGGTACCGCCATCGAGCGCGGCGCCCGCCTCGAGGTCGTTCACTCCGGACTCGGGAAGGCGCCGAAGCGTGGAGCCAACGCGCCGAAGCTCTACCGGGCGAAGTACACGCCGGCCGCCGCCTCGGTTCCCGTCTCCGATCTGTTCTCCGAGGAGTGACGTGAGCGAGCTCGACGCCGGGCTCGAGGACCTCGCGACACCCGTCCTCGAGCTCGCCGTCGGCTACGCCCGCGCCGGGATGCGGGTGTTCCCGGTCGACATGCGCCGCGACGCCGACGGGAAGTTCGGGAAGAGGCCGCCGCACGGGTACCTGTGGAAGGAGCGCGCCTCGGCGCGAGTAAACGAGGTCGTCGAGGACGTCGTCGACGCAGTCGGGCGCCTCGGCGAGGCGAACGTCGGCGTCGGGTGGGCGCTCGGGCTCGATGGCTGCCTCGCCCTCGACCTCGACGCCGCCGAGGCGCCCGTGTGGTGGACCGACCTGCTCCCCGAAGACGTCGCCGTCAACATGACGGCGCGCGGGATGCATCTGATCTACCGGCAACCCGACGGCCGCCGGATCGGCAACGGGACGAGCGCCTTCCCGTCGCGCGGATGGGGCGAGGTCCGTGGCGCCGGCGGGTACGTCATCGTCGCCGGACCCGACCGGCCGGGATTCGACGTCGGGCAACTCGGGCGCATCCGCCCGTTCCCGCGTCCGGAGTGGCTCACCGACGCCGGCGTCGACGTCGTCCCACTCGACCTCGAGGAGCTCCGCGAGTGGCTCCTCGAGCACTCGGCGGCGCCGAGCCGGCCGGGCAAGCTGGCCGGGTACCGCACCCGTCTCGAAGAGTGGACGGTCGACGTCTCACGCCACGACACGGCCGTCGAGCTCGCCTGTTGGGTCGCCCGCGAGGTCTGCGCCGACGTCGTCAACGCCCGGGAAGGCTTCGAGCTCCTCGGCGGATGGTGGCAGTCGGTCGCCGCGTCCCGTGGCCGGCGCCCGTCGGAGCGAGAGTTCCCGTCGATCGTCCGGTGGGCCGTGGCGCAGGCGCTCACCGACCCGGAGCGGATCGAGGAGATACGCCGTGAGGCGACGACGTACGACGCCGAGGCGCGCCTCGTGTCGGAGCGGATGGGTGAGCTCGTTGCCGCCGGCGGCTCGATCGTGCCAACGCTCGAGGACCTCTTCGCATCCTTCGAGCCGGTCGAGCTCGGGCCGTGGGTGGCCGGGACCGTCGCCGTCGTGGCGCCCGACCTGCTGCGCCTCGACGACGGCCGGGCGCTCCTCTACGCCGAGCGTCTCAACGGAGTCCACGGCGACTCCGGCGCCGGCAAGTCGTGGCTCGTCGCGCTCGCCGTGCGCGAGCTCGCGGCGAGCGGGCGCCGGGCGCTCGTCGTCGACCTGGAGGACAACCCGGCGCCGCTCGTCGCCCGCCTCCGTCAGATCGGAGTGAGCGATGACGCCATCCTCGACACCGTGGTCTTCGTCCACCCGGATGCTTCGTTCCGGCGCGGCGGCGGCGCCCGCCTCGTCGACGTCGTGCGCCGCGAGCAGGTCGCCCACGTCTTCGTCGACTCGCTCGGCGAAGCCTTCGCCCTCGACGGGATCGACGAGAACGTCGACGCCGAGGTCGCGCCGTGGCTCCTCCACGTCGTGCGTCACCTGATCGACACGACCGGCGCCGGCGTCACGCTCGTCGATCACATCACGAAGGCGGCCGACAACCCGCTCCACCCGTCGGGCTCGAAGCGCAAGCGGGCCGTGATCACCGGGACCTCGTGGCTCACCGTGGCGCTCGACCCGTTCACGCTCGCCGAGGGCGGGCGCGTCCTGCTGCGCTGCGGCAAGGACCGCCACGGCAACTACCGCCGAGGAGACACGGTCGCCGAGCTCGTGATGTCGCCGCTCGACGTGACGACCGGACGGTCCGAGCTCGAGCTTCGCCCGGCCGTCGAGGAGGGCGACGCCACGGACCGACGGCGGACCTCGTGGCTCGAGCTCGTCGTCGGGTGGCTCCGAGAGAACCCGGGCGAACACGGCAAGGGAGTGGTGCGCTCTGGACTGCGCGAAGCCGGGTGCAGCTTCGACGACGGGAAGGTGAACGACGCTCTCGACGACGCCGTCCGACGTGGCTTCGCCGCCGTCCGCAACCACGGTCGAGCCAAGCTCCACACGTTCGTACGGGGTATCGAGTGATCGAGTGGACATCAAGTGCACTCGATCACTCGATGGGTGTAGTTGCGTCGTGTGAGTGGAGTGGGTGTAGGGTCGGGCGCGGAGCGCCCGCCCACTCCACTCGACACGACGCACACGGGTCGCCGCCGAGGTTTGAAGACGAGGAGGCGTGGCGCCGAGTCACTCGATGCGGACGGCGAGACGGACACGCCGTCGGAGTGTGCGAGCACTGCGGCGAGCGGACCTCGGTCGCCGTGCAGCCGCCCATCTCGCGAGGTCCTCGCAAGGGCGAGCCTCGTGCGCCGTGGCCGGAGTGTCGGTACTGCCACGTCGGCCGGGTGGTGCCGACCGCCTTCGCCCTCTTCGGCGTCACGCCGGCGATGGTCCCGGCCGTGCCTCGAGCGGCGAAGGTCGAGACGTCGGGGCTCTCGCTCCCGTGGCCGGGCGCCGACCGATGACGGGCGCGATCGTCGTCGTCCGCCGACGCGACGCGCGGGCGTCCGCGCCCCCGCGTTCCTTGGGTGCCTGGACCCGCACTGCCCCCGTCTCGTCGTCGCTACCCTCCTCGAACGTCCGTACGCCTCCTCGATCGTCCGAGGCTCGCCGAGCTCGTCCCATAGGCTCCGCGTCGTGAACTCGAGCTCCGATTCTGCGGGTGGGGGAATCGGACCGCCGACTGAGTATCGGTGTCCACACTGTGACACTGTCATCGACCGCGTCGTCATCGTCGAGACGGTTCCGTTGATCCCTGATGACGGACGCAGGCGTCACACCGTCGACACGTTCCGTCGAGCCGCGGTCATGGTCGCCCATCGCCGTGGCGGCGTCCCGGCGGTGATGTCAGATCTCGGCGTGTCAAGGTCACAGGCGTACCGACTTGTGTCGCAGTCGAAGAACGGGCAGATGGCCGATGAGTAACGAACCGCCGTTCATCACTGCGTGGGATGTGAAGCCTGGCGACCGGTACGAGTGGGCCGGGCACGACGTTCGGGTGATCCGAACCTTCGACGTGCCGGGAGACGACCGGTACCGCGTCGTCGTGGTCGACACGCCGATGGGAGAGCAGCAACCGCGATACAACCGCGGGGAACGCCTTCGCGACTGGCGGCCGAACGATGAGTGATCGCAACGAACCGCCGTTCGATTGCCCAGGTGGACCCGCCGTGAAGGTCGGGCGATTTGAAGGCGAGTGCCTCGACTGCGGCTATCGGTTCTTCACGCTGACTGACGAGCCGGTGCTAGCGCCACACCGGACCTCCGGTGACTGGATCACGTTCGGCGGACAGACAGCGCGACGGAGTGACCGCCGATGAGTAACGAACCGCCGTTCGATTGCGCGGCGTGCGGTCGCCCGACCAGCGGTCCCGACCCGTACTGCGACCGATGCTCAGGGAAGCGAACGGAACCGCCGGCCTACACCGAGCACATCGGCCAGCAACTGATCGGGGCGATCCATGAGTGATCGCACTGAACCGCCGATCGATTCCCGCGGCGAACTGTTACGCGAGCGACGCCCGCGGACTCTTACTCACATGAGCGACGCGCCCCGCTGGACGACCGACCTCAGCGACGACGAGTTGGCCGCCGTCGCCGCCGACACCGAGTGGTGGTCGGGGTTGCACCGCCGTCAGGCAGCGCGGGAACTGGCGCGGCGGGCGCGGGAACGGACGGACCCCGATGCCTGAGGACCGCACTGAACCGCCGATCGATTCCCGGCGCTACTGCCCCGGTGGCCCGGCCGTGTTCGTGAACACCCGGCATCACATCGCTCAGTGCCCCGGCGGGTGCGACATCTGGTTCGACACCATGATGGACGAGCCGGTGTTCCCGCCGCACACCGTCACCATCTCCACCACCGTCACGTTCGAGCCCAGCGATGGCTAACGATCCGCCGTTCAGTCTCTGGCGGCCGGACATCGGCGCGTGCTACTGCCTGCCCGACGCACCCGACCGCTGCCACTGGGACCGCGACCGTCACGAGTGGGTGGGCCCGTGCTGGCCGCCCGAACGCACCGGGACCGTCGGCCGATGAACAATCAACCGCCGTTTCAGCCGGCGGCCTGGAGCTCCTTGGCGAGCTTGCCGATGTACTGGTGCGACACGTGCAGCAGCACGCCGACGTCGCGCATCGACATCCCCTCGGCCAGACAATCAGCGACCAGCAACCGCGTCGCCGTCATCGCCTCGGCCGCCGCAACATCGGCGTCCCGGCGACGCTCGAGCGCCCGTCGCAGATCCTTGTCGAGCAGCTCGGCGAGCACCGGCACCACCTCGATCTGGTCGGCGGTCACCGCGCCGAGACCTTCCTCGGCGCGCCACATCGTGATCGCGTCGGCCGCCATCTCGGCGGCCTGGTCGAGACGGCGCACCTGTGAGTGGAGCCTGTCGTCGACCTCGGTGAACTCCAGCGCCCACCAGCCATCCGACCGGTGTGCGTGGACTCGGTACTTCTCCATCTCAGCTCGCTCTCAGCTGTGCGCCGGCACGCCGAACCGCTGCCGGGCGGCCTGGCGCGACACGCCGAGCTGCACGCCGATCAGCGTCCAGGAGAACCCGAGATCGTGAACAGCGCGCACCTCGGCATCGAGGAACGCCTCGGCCCGATCGAGCGCCTCGCGGGCGGCACGCACCCGCCACAGCGGCGTCGCGTCCCGCATCTCGCCGGCTTCGAACTCATCGGACTCGACCCATGCGGCGACAGCGTCGAAGTACGCCTCCTCGTCGGCGAAGTCCTCGCGGCGGATGTGGTCAGGGATCTTGGTCATCGTGTTCACCTCAGGTGCTTGGGCCGGGCAGGCATGGCGTGGATCACGACGGTCTCGCCGTCGTCGGTGAGGACGCCGACCTCGAGCCAGCGGCCACGGGTGTCGAGCCCGATGACCATCTCGAAGCCGTCGTCGTTGGGGTCCGCGCGCCACTGGTTGGCCAGCGCGTGGCGGATGTCCGCTTCGGACACGCCGTGCTTGTGTGCGCTGTCAGCGAACCTCACACTGACAAGTCTACCTTGTCAGTCTGTGGCTGGCAACCTCGGGTTGTCATGAACGTCGATCCGTTCATCTGTCCGCGCTGCGGTGCGATCAGCTACCACCCTGACGACATCCGCCACGGCTACTGCGCCCGCTGCCACGACTACACCGGCGACGACCTCGCCGACCCCGACGACGGCACGACACCGTGACCCCACGTCGCACCACCAGCCAGCAGGGCTACGGCTGGGGATGGCAGCAGCTGCGCCTGCGCATCCTCGCCCGCGACGGGTGGGTGTGCCACTGGTGCGGCGACCCGGCCCGCTCCGTCGACCACGTCCGACCCAAGGCGGACGGTGGAGGTGATGACCCGGCCAACCTGGTCGCGTCGTGCGTGCGGTGCAACAGTGCACGGTCGATGGCGTGGATCCTGGCCCGGCGGCGCGCGTTCTTTGAGCCACGAACACCCCCGCTGAC